GTTGGTATCAATCAATTTACGCAATCGCTAAAGGAGATATCACAAAGTTTGAAAAAATTGCAAAGTTATCGGCTGCCGAATGCCTAACGTGGTTAGAGTTTGAAAAAGAGAAGAACGATTTGGAAGCAAAATTAATAAAACAAAAGAGTAGATGAGACAAGTATATACTGTACTAGATAAGTTAAGGTTAAAGCTAAAAGAAAATGGAATTACTAATACAGTAACTTTTGGGGATATACTTCAGATTGATTTAGATAAGACAACAATCTATCCATTATCTCATATTACTTTAGGGGATGTAGTATTTTCTCCTCATATTGTTACAGCTACTATACAACTATTCTGTTTAGATGTAGTTGACAAAACAAATGAACTTACTGATGATGATATATTCTACGGTAATGACAACTTACAAGATATATTAAACACACAATTACAAGTAGTGAATGATATACAAGCTGAGTTAAGGAGGGGTGGCTTGTTTGATGATAATTTACAGTTAACCACTGATATTACAGCTTCTCCTTTTATGGATAACTTTGAGAATGAATTAGCTGGGTGGGCAGTAACTATCAATATAGAAATGCCTAACACTGAACATACTATTTGTTAATGGAAACAAAGTACACAAAAAAGGTATTAGACAACTATAGGAAAATTATAGTAGAAGAACTTAAACGTCAACTAAAGAAACCTAATAGTAATTTAGAAAAAAGTATTGTTGGTAGAAAACTAACTGGTAAGGATGGGTTTTCAATTAGTATGAATGATTATGGACTTAATGTAAATCAAGGTAGAAGTGCAGGGAAGTTTCCAAATATAGACAGATTAAAAGATTGGATAATAAGGAATGGAATCAAAAGCAGAACGGTAAAAGACAGCAAGCCCTCTAGTTTAGATTCCTTAGCTTATGTAATTGGTAGGTCTATAGCTCAAAAAGGAATAAGACCAACTAGATTTATAGATATAGTTATTGAGAAGGTGGAACCAAAATTAACGATAGATATAGCAAACGCTTATCTTAAAGACTTAAATGTAGAATTAGATAAAAAATTGAAGAATGTCGGTAGTAAAGGTTAATGTAGCATCACCATTTTATATAAATGTGTTATCGTCAGAAACAACTGCGGATATGACTACTATTACAGCAGATTCAACACTATACACAGCAGACGCAACATAATATGGCAGTAGATAAATTAAATAGCAGAAGCCCCTACTTTCTAGTAGCATCACCATCAGTTCCAACACCTACGCCTGTACCAGTACCTGTGCCTGTACCTGTACCAGTACCTGTGCCAGTACCTGTACCTGTACCAACTGCTCCCACTCCTACACCTCCTACACCTCCTACACCTCCATCACCAACACCAACAGCACCAACACCTGTTCCTACAGCACCTACACCTACACCAACACCTGTTCCTACAGCACCCACTCCTTCTATATTCTACAGACAATATAGAAACTTAGCGTCTTGTCCTAGTACTGTAGAGGGTGCAGGAATTGTAAGGAATATATCACATACGTCTAACTCATTCCCTACATATATAAGAACAGCTCAAGATGGATCTGAATGTTTATATAGCTACACTACTGGTAGTTCAGTTGGTGCTATAGCATTAACAAGTCCAGATGTTACTGTATTTAACAACTGTACAGACTGTTTCACTCCTCCCACTTATTATTCTTTAACTAGGTGTAATCCTGAAGCATCAGGCTTTACGACATCACAAACAACTTCTGAGATATCATTAAGTCCAAACGATATTGTATTATCAGGGGCTACTTACTTCAGAGTAACAGGAACTACAACTTCTGTAGGTAATGTCGTTACAGTTTCAACAACTGGATTAACAGAGTGTCCTCCTGTGTGTACTGGAATATCAATCTATAGAAGCATAAGTTCTGCACAAGAGGCTTGTTGTTCTGCTAAAGGAAACACACAGTACTTTGACGATACTACAGTATCAGCTTCCACTAGGTTCTATGCTTTTGATAGTAGTTGTACTACATTATATTCAGGAACAGCTTATATTATGTCAGCTAATGAATTAGGATACTATTATACGTTTGTTAATGGAATCAAAACTGCTGGCCCAACATTATGTCCTGAATGCCCTTAAAATTATAAAATATGAAATACTTAAACTACGAACTAATAAAACCATATCAAGGGCAGAACTTTAAAATAAAGAAGGAATATAATGACTTATTTTTTCATTATGAAGAAGGCTTTTATTCTGAAAGCAGGTACTTAAACTTTATGGTTGACGATTTAACAGGAAACTATTCTACAGCTTTAGTGGTGGGACTAGGATTAGGTGTAATACCACAGTGGTTAGCCAACGAAAAGGGTGCTATTGTAGATGTTGTTGATCAAGATAGGGAGCTTATAAACGTAATAAATAGCTACGATTACCTTTCAGAAAATATATCTATTATACATTCAGATATATTTGAATACACACAAGAAAAAGAGTATGATTTAATCGTTTTTGATATTTGGTTTGACAAAGACAATATAACTCAAGAGATACAAAATACACTAAACGATAGATTTACAGCCAAACAAATATGCTACCCACTTTTATAATATGGAATACACTTCGAAAGACCAAATACCAAGATTAACTCCGACTGGTTTTCAAATTGTTAAATGCCCTGAAAAGACTTGGGGAATTATTCAAGATGCTTATAGACTATTAAAGCCCACAGAAACTACTGAACACTTTGAAGGTAAGGATTATTACATAAAGGGTGGCGATACTGAACTTATGGATTTCGGTCAAATATCTAATATTAGAGATGAGATTCATAATCAACTATGGGACTTGCACCAAGATTGGTGTGGCAAAGAGATTGAACCTAGCTATATATATGGAATACGTTCATATAAGAAGGGTGCTACCCTAAAACTACATACTGACGTTGTTACAACACATCATATAGCCTCAATTATAATTGTAGATAAGAACTTAAAGTGTGGTTGTAAAGACAAGGAACTTGGAAGTGATTGGGCTTTGGACTTTCAAACACACGATGGAGAATGGCACAAGGTTTATGCTGAGGTAGGTGATATGATAATGTATGAGAGTGCAATATGCGAACACGGTAGAACAGATCCTTTTGAAGGGAAATACTTTAATAACTTCTTTGTTCATTACAAATTTAAGGAATGATTACTATTCCAATAACTGTAGCTATCCCTTATTTTAAGAAGCAGATAGATTTCTTTCAATATCAACATATTGAAGTTTATGGAGATGATGCAAAGAATAAGGTAATCATACCTATAGTTAAAAGAAATAACAAGTCAGAGGAAATACAAGAAGATGTTAATTGGGATATGAGACTTCCATATAAAATGGTAGACTCAATACTAGACATATATAATCTTGAAGAGGATTGGTATATTCCTACGAATGTATTTACAGCAGCTAAGCAAGTTATAAAGCATTTACCCAACAGTCAAATTATAGAAATAATAGATGCCGATTTAGTTCACCTAAAAAAATATGATGGATATATTCCTAAAAGGAATGAAGTGGTTGCTGATGCAACTTATGAAAGATGGCATCTAAAGACATCCACTAAACAGAGTGAACACTTTCCTATAATAAGTAAATATCTTAGGCATCAAGATTTTAAATATATGAATGGTGGATTTAATGTGATTTCTAGGGTAGATACTATGAAAAGAATAATTGACGAGATTATTCAGGTTAGTATAGATATATGCAAGACCGAAAAGGGTAGTACTGTGGGCTGGTGGCAAGCTATGTACGGATTAAACGTAGCGTGTCATAATAATAAAATAAAAATGATAGATACTCGCAACTGCTACTACCCAAGCGTAAACGAGTTAAATCCTAAGCATCATATAGCTCATTACTGTTGTGATTCTATATTCAACAAAAGAGATATGGATAACATAAATGAAGAAGAATTTCCTGATAATAAATTTTATAATCAAGCTAAGAAATGGTTAAGGAGTGTTTAGTATTAGCTCACAGCGATAGTGAGAGGTCAAGTAAAACTCTTGTTGATTGTGTGGCATCATTAAAAGACAAGGGATACAGGGTTGTTGTTTCGGATCACTTCTTCAACAAAGATGCTTACGAAATAGCGGATGCTTTTGTGTACAACTACGACAACCCAATACTTAAACCTAGTGAATATAATAAATACAGTCTTAATCATATAACGCATAAAGATGTAAATGGGTATAGATTATACAGCCCAGTAAGTTCTTTTGCTGCTTACGCCATAAT